AGTTGACCATCCAGTCCCTATACCTTCTGTTCCATTTAAAAGAATAACTGGCGCGATTGGAACATAAAATCTTGGCTCAATTTGATAACCATCATCTATTAAATATTCTAATATTTCGTCATCTTCATCTTTGAAGATATATCTTGTTAGAGAATTTAACTTGGTAAATATATATCTAGGAGCTGATGCATCTTTACCTCCTTTTAATCTTGAACCAAATTGACCAACAGGATCTAAAAAATTTAAATTATTTGATCCAACAAAATTTTGGGACATGGAAATTATAGTTTGTTCGATTGAAACATTTCCGTGGTGATATGAAGCCGCTGATATTATATCACCTGATAATTGACTAACTTTTACTTCGTTTTTAAAATTTTTCTTAAATAAAGTATATAATATTTTTCTTTGAGATGGCTTCAGTCCGTCCAACATTGAAGGTATTGATCGAATGTTATTATCTATACTAAATTCAATAAATTCATTATTAAAGAAGGATTCGTATGTTTGCTTAATTTTAAATTTATCAAAATTAGGATTAGGATTATATTCTAACATCCAATTTTTTCTATCTTCTGCACGTTTTTTATTAAATGCCAGATCAATTAAGTTTCTATCAGAACTTATATTTTCAGTTTCAAATTTTATTAAGTGCTTATTTAAATTCTTAAAAAATAATTTCATTTCATGTGGTTCAAGACTACCAAGTCCTTTTAGCCACTTTATATTATACTCAGAATAGTTACTATTTTTATTTTTCCATCTATTATATTCTTTCAAATCATAAAAATATGAAACATTAGATTTTTTTGATACTTTTAATATTGGAGTAACAAATTGGTAGAGAAAATCAGCTTCTAAAAGTTCAGGCCAATAATTTTCAAATAAATTTAAGATAAGTCCAGCTATATGAGAACCGTCACAATTATGAACTAATATATTATCTTTTTTGTTTTTAGAAATAAAAAATGTTTTATCATCTTCAATTTTAATATCATACATAGTTGTCGGAGTTGTGATTATTTTTATCTTATCAATATCTAATAATTCATAATCAGTTATATTTATCATATTAAAATTCTCTTTCAATATTTTTACCTTTTTTTTGAAAATCTTCTCTTATAAGATTTTCAATATATTTTGATCTATTAAATATATTATTTTCAGTTAAATACTCTTTCAACAATTGTACAAGTTCAATATCAACAGTCACACCAAGATCAATTTTTTTCTTATCATCCGATTTTATTTTTCTCATTTTAATTGTTATTTTATTCTTATATATTATTTTATAGTAAATGTTTAATGCAAAATAATTGATAAATTACATAAAAATATTATAAAAATTACATATTTGACTTTAAAAATTTTATATATAATAATAAATAAAAAAGTTAATATGAAAATAATAACAAAAGCACATATCAATATAACCATTGATAAAAATTTAAAATATATTATAGATGAAGAAATAGGAAATAGATCAAAATATATTGAATGGCTAATTTATCAAGATTTAAAACAAAAATTGTCTAACGAAAAAATAAAAAAAATATTAATATAATGGGTAAAAAATTAACTCAAGAAGAATCTGAAAAAAATGTAATACAACGATGTATTGAAAAAAATTATAAATTGATGGAAAATTTTATCTATGGTGGTAGATTAATAAAATTAAAATTAAAATGTAATATTGATAATTATGATTGGCAACCAACTTATAAAAATTTTATCAATAATAAGCAAGGTTGTCCAAAATGTTCAGGTAGACAAAAAATAACTCAAGAAGAATCTGAAAAAAATATTTTGGAAAAATGTAAAATTAGAAACTATTCTGTTAAGCAATTTAAATATGAGAATAGCTATACTAAGTTAAGCCTAAAATGTAATATTGATAATTGTGAATGGATATCTACCTACAGTAATTTCATTTATGGTAATAAAGGCTGTCCAAAATGTGCGAAAACTTTACCAAAAAACCAAATAGATGTTGATTTGAGTATTATTAAAAAATGTAAAGAGATGAATTATACATTACTAAAACCTTTCATTTATAAAAATATTAATTCTATATTATGTTTAAAATGCAACAATGATAATCATGAGTGGAATCCCACATATTATAATTTTATTAATTGTAAATACAGTTGCCCAAAATGTGGAAAAAATTTAAGAACAACACAAAATGACGCAGAAGAAAAAATAAAAAAAATATGTTTAGATAATAATTATACATATAAATCATTTGAATATTTAAATAATACGACAGAAATATATTTAAAATGTTCACAAAATCATGAATGGTCTTCATTATATATTAGTATAGTTAATAGACATACTAGATGTCCAAAATGTGTATCTATCAATAAAGGTAAACTTAAAAGATTACATCAAATGGATGCTGAGTTATTGATATATAATAAATGCGAAAAATATAATTATAAATTATTAAATAAAGATTTTATATACACAACTTCACATAAAACTATTTTAAAATTAAAATGTAATATAGATGGACACTATTGGTCATCTACATATAATAACTATATAAATTTAGATCGTTGCTGTCCATTATGTAATAATTCTAAAGGAGAATTAGAAATATATAAATATTTAATAAATAAAAATATTTTTCACATAAGAGAATTTAAGTTTGATAATTGTAAAAATATATTTAAATTACCTTTTGATTTTTATTTACCAGAATATGAAACATGTATAGAATATGATGGTGAACAACATTTTAAAATAATAGAATATTGGGGAGGAGAAAAACGTTTAAATCAAACTAAAATAAACGATAAAATAAAAACAGAATATTGTAAAAATAATAATATTAAACTCATTAGAATACCATATACAGAAATTAAAGATATAAACACTATTTTAGATAACGAGATGCTAATTTAAATTTTTCTTTTTAAAATTTTATCTGTTTTCAATATTTTATTAGCACAAATCATTAAAACTTCACCATTTCTTACAATTGGTAGTTGATGATTTTCGCCAAAATTATATTTTTCACCATTTATAGTTAATTCAATATATTTTTCTTTTTTAGACTGTATAATGTTTATTACTTTTTTCCATATATTATTGTGTGTTAAAACTTCATCTTCATAATCAATATCTTTTATCAAAATATAACCTCTTTTGGTTAAAACTAAAGTATCACCATCAATACAATCGGCATCTGTCATTATAATTACTTTACCATATCTTAAAGTTCTTGTAGATGTATATTTTTTACCTATTTCCAATCCTATAATATTTATAATATCTTTTATTTCTTCATTTTCCATCATTTTGGATAAATTTAAATCACGAGAATTTAATAATTTACCACGTAATGGATAAGAACCATAATAGTCATTTCCGATTACTGATATTCCAGCTCGTGCAGAAGATTGAGCAGAAATACCCTCCGTCAAGAAAAGTCCACACTTTGAACTTTCTCCAATTTTACCTGCTTTGTTAGCGTCATCAAGTTTAGCTATTCTGACTTTGACTTTTTGACCACCTTGTGTTGATTTTTTAGCTTCTTGAAATTCTTTTATAGTTGCAAAGTTGACAATATCAGCTTTAATTTGTGAAGTCATCAATTTTTTAATAAACGATTCAGAAACTTCAACATCTTTAACTAGTTCAGAAACCATTTTTGTAGTTAGATTTTCTTTTGTCTGAGTTTCAAAGGATGGATTTGGTATTTTACAATTTAGAAATAAAAAAAGATGATTTTTGATCATAGTTTGTTTAACTGTATCAATTTTTATTTTTGCATCTAATAATTTAACTATCTGGTTAGAAATATAGTTAACATGAGTACCGCCAACATGAGTTGATATGCCATTCACCATTGAAATTTGCTGAAACATATCATTTTGGGATCTTGCTATACCAATTTCCCAATTTTCGTTTATTTTTTCATAGAAAAGTTCTTCATCATCATTAATAAACATTTTCATATAATCCTTAAATGATTTAATAGGAATCAAAACATTATTATAATAAACTTTGACACCTGGACTATATGCTGCAATATCTATTGCTCGTTTTAAAAAAATAGATTGAATTTCATCTGTAATCTCAGTCATTTCAAATTTCTTAAAATCTGGATAAAATATAATTTTAGTATAATTTTTGGTTGATTTAACAATTACTGGTTTTGTTTTTTTGCCCATATTATTGGTAAATGTCTGCTTGTATTTATTTTTACCATCGGCGGTTTCTACAATAAATTTAGTTGAGAAGATATTTGTAAGGCTGGCTCCTAATCCATGAAGTCCCCCAACGAATCTTGGCTCGTCATCTGAAAAATTCTCCCCGGCGTGAATATTTCCAAGAGCTAATTCAGGAATGTAAATTTTATGCTCTTTATGAATTTCTACAGGAATACCAGGTCCATCATTTTCAATCGTGATATGATCTTTTTCTACATTTATTTTAATGTATTTAACTTGACCAGTTCTAATATAATGATCTGATGCATTTGTTAAAATTTCATCATATAATTTAATAAATCCTGCATTATATTCAATTGTGTTATATGCAAATTTATTTCCTTTAATTTCAGATATATCTTCAAAAACAAACATTTTAGTTGGTTCAGTATATACATTGCCTATATACATTCCAGGTCTTTTTAGAATGTGCTCTATTGGTGTTAATTTTTTGAATCTATCTTCTAATGTTTTTTTAATCATATTTTATTTGAATCTTATTATTTTTATATATATTTGTAAAAATTTAGAATGTTTATGAAAAGCATAGATAAAAAATTATGGTTTAAATATATAAAAACTTATGAATCATTCAATAAGAAAATTCCAGATGAATTAAAGAAAATATTTAAAGAAGTTAGAAATATAATTGGAAATCCAGTAGAATCGTTTAATATAGATATAGATTTAAATAAATTTAATTTTTGTAATTTAATTATAGAATTAGAAGTTTCTTTCGAAAAATTAAAATCTGGCGTATCGTATGAAGATAAAGATATAATATATTATTCAAATATAAATATAAATGATTTAGTTTTAGGTAAAAATAGAACTAAAATACCTATAATTGTAAAAGACTTGTTCTTAAATGTTGACAAATTAAGTTCAGTTATAAGTCATGAAATTAGACATATTTATGACGTTTATATGATTAATGAAGAAAGTGATATGAAATCATTTATAAAATCCATATATTACACAGAATTATATAAAAGTGACGATAATAATTATTTTTTAAATTTTTTAAATTTGATATATTTATCACTAGAGCACGAATTAATAGCTAGAAATACAATGATATGGGAAATGTTTAGTTATTGTAAATGTTCAAAAGAAGAATTATATAAATTATATCATCAATCTTATATGTATAAATCTTTTGATATATTAAAATCTTTTGATTATAATCTATTAATTGATGAAACAAATATTATTCAAAAAGTAAATAATTTTATAAATTACTTTGGTGGAACATTGTGTAATAATGATGCTGATATAACAACATTTTTTGATAATTGGAAAAAATATTTTAATGATAAATCAGAAGAATATTTAAATGAGGGATATAAAATATTGGAAGATATATTATCTATTAATGAATTTAAAAATAATAAAGTAGATGTAAAAAATGTTAAAGATATGCTTCTTTATATACATAACAATTTTATTTTAATTAAAAAATAACTTTTAATTTTTTCAATAATCATATTTTATCTATTTGCTTTGCCGATTGTAGAAATAAATATGCCCTGCCGTTTGATTTTTATTTACCAGATTATAATTTTTGCATTGAGTTTGAGGAATACAACACTTTCAACCAATAGAATATTTTGGTGGATTAAAAGCATTCAAAGAATTATTAATTAGAGATAAAATAAAGACCGATTATTGTTTACATCGTGAACATTTTTTTATTGAGAATTAATTATAAAACAAAAAAAGAATTTTTTGCCGAAATAATTATCAGATTTTTAAAACTTTTATCGCTTCAGTAAAATATTTAGGTATTTTATCTGAATTATATTTCAATAGATCTGAAAAATTAGAATCTAATATAAAAGTATCACTTCGATCTGTTTCTGATCTAATAGTTCTTCCGTACATTTGTAGCAACTCTGAAATTGTCGCATTTGTATAGAAATCTTTATTTGTTTGTTTGCGGGCTACAATTTTTTTAGATCCAAGGGACGGAAATGGTATTTTCAATATTATACTGAATTCCGCCAGGCTTCCACGTAAATCAATCCCCCCGCTCATTGATGGTGATACAATTACTGTTGGCTCAGTACTTTGTAAATGCTTTTCTAATATCTCATCGCGATTTTCAGTGTCATGAAATAATAATCTAGTATTTTGTATATTATCTTTAACCCAATCAGCAATTTCATATGTTGTACAATGAATTATTCCTTTTTTATTTTTATATTTTTCTAAAATTTTATTGATCCATGGTATTTGCTTTTGAAATGTTTCTTCTTTACTATTAATATTCATTTTTCCGATTTTCATATAATAAACTGGACGATTTTCTTTTTTGAACGGTGTATCTATTTCATAATAAGATGTTAATTTCGAATCTAATCCATTAACCGCACAAAAAACGTCTTTAGATAATATTGTCGCACTTGTAAAAAAAACGTGATCATAATTTTTAAAAACCATTTCATTTAAAATATCATGTATCCATATATGTTGCCCTATTAACTTAGTACCAGAGTACATTTTATCGTTTTTATCCATTTCTATATCTAATACTATATTATTTGGATCATTTGCATATGAACTAAATAATTGCTTGAAAGATAATAACTTAGTTTCTAAATTTTGAATATATTTACCAACTTCTATTCTTTTTTTTGATGTTGATGTTTTTATTGATGCTTCAAAATTTGCTAATTTATTTTCAATCATTGGCATTAGTTTTCTTTCTAAAAATTCTAAATATTTATCCAAATATTTTATTTTTGAAATAAAACGATCATCTAATGTTTCAATTTCTTTAAGATTAAATCCACAATTTTTAAGGATTTTCGCCGATATCACTACATTCAGATATGATGAAAAAACATCTTCAAATAAATGCCCCTCATCTACAATTAATACATTTGAATTTCTATTTTTAAGTATATCTTTTTGAAATAATGACAACGTACTAAACATATGAAAATTTGTAAGTCCAATTTCAGAGTGTATCCATTTATTTTTAGCAATATCATATGGACATTCATTACACGAAGTTTTTAAAGCCGTGTGTAATTCTTTTCCAATGGAACAGTCACAACTGAATCTATCACAATAATAATTATTTCTTCCTTTATAATTACTTATAAAATCAAATTCCTTAATATATTGGTTTTGCAAAACCTTGGAATTAGTTAGGATGTCAAATTTAACATCATCGTTGGTGTTTATGAAATTTCTATAATAATTTGTAATCATAACAGCGTTTATCATAGTCTTTCCAACGCCTGTTCCCAGATTTAAAATTATATTTTTAGCGCCACAATTTAAGCTGCGCTTGATAAATTCTAATGCAGATAGTTGTTGATCACGTGGTATATGCTTTATTGGAAAATATATATTTTTACCATCAATTTCAATCATTAAGTTTATAGAATAATTTTTATTTTTTGTTTTTTAAAATATTTTAATTATCTTTGCAATAATAAAACTTTCGATGATTGTTGGAAAGTTGGCTTGGAAGCAGCAATCTTATAATGAGTGATCAACTTCACATTATTAGCTAGAAGATAAATGCGGTAAAAGTGTTTATTGAGATTGATAGTGATAAATGAAGTGATGCTAGGCTAAATGGTACTAGCATATTCGGATATACCCAAGAAAGGCTGAATGTCTTTGGCGTAATAGCACACCAACATAGAAAGTTTTATTTTTTTAAAATCTTAAACTTTAATTTTTTTAAGTTCTAAATAATTTTATATATTTGTCTTATTATTAAAAAATTAATACAATGAAAAAATTAGGTTTTAAATTTTGGTTTTTTGTAGCTGCTTTATTGATGATATTTGGCTATATTCTTATATCGAGCGCTATGTACCTTGCTGCAATAGCAATTTTTATAGCTGCATTTTTAGGTTTTATATGGTTTCTAATGAAAATATGGCGTTAGAAAAGTCTTTTATTTAAATTTTTTAATTTCTCTTTTCTATCTTTTTGTAAGAAATATTTATTTGCATCTAAATATAACCTACAAACGTGATCGCAATTAACATTATCTTCATAATGTGGACTATTTTTATGTGTACAAGTCATGTTGTCAGAATCTGTTAAATCATTAATAAATATATTTGATTCAGTATATTCAGAATACATACAATTCATACAATTATCATCTCCGGTTGTCATAATAAAATTTTCTATACAAATATAAAGATTATTGTTATAATAAAAAATTATTATTATTCAAGTTTTAATAAAAAATTCAAATTAGATTTATAAAATTCCTTATATTTTGATTTAAAATCATCATCTAATATGATAATATCATCACTTAATGTAGAATAAAATTTTTCTAATAATTTAATTATTTCATCATAATTTCTAGTTATATCTATACATAATACATTTTCTCCGTTTATGAATGTATAAATTTCATCATCTTTTCTTAATGAATCCCAAACAAAAATAGCATCTAATGTTCTATCCAATCTAGATGTTGAAATATAACCAAGTTCAGACAATAATGATTTATATATTTTTTTACCCAATCCTAGTCCTTTTAATATATATGGTAATCCTATTGGAACATGAATCCTATTTAAATAATTAAATTCAATTTGTATTTCCACAAAAAAACTATATTCATTATTGTCTGGATAAACAATTGATAAATATTTTTCATATACTTCTGAACCCTTGCTAGATGATAGAACATCTTCTATTTTATCAAACAGTGGAATGATATTATCAGGATATGAAACATATCTTAAACTATTGTCTTGTCTAATTTTTGTTAATTTTATCTCATCAATATCTAATATTTTATTTTTTAGTTCTAAAATTTTATTCATTAGATATTTGGATACTTCCTTATAATTTTTTATATCAGAAAATATATTTTTAGATTTTAAAATAGTTTCGTCTGAAATTGACATTTCTTTAAAAAGTTTAAATTTAGTTTTTATCATGTGATTTATTATTTTTATTATATATTAATTAAAGTTTTCGTTCTCTTTCCATTCTTTTTAATGTATTACACGGTGT